GGCTTGTGATGATTGTGAGAAATCAGATGTGTTGAAGCACTAAGTCAGCAACCATTTCGCCCTTGGGCGTGAGGTTTAAGACGTTCTGCTTCCAATACTTGGGGTTGGTGTCGATCTTGATCAGACACAGACCAGGAGACCCGTCAATCTTTTTGGGGCCTAACCACTTGATCATTCGGCTACAGCTGGACCGCCCCATACCTGTGACCTTTTCCATGTCTTGCTGAAGACAGCCGGGGTTGGCCGCGACAAAACAGAAGACCTGAAATAAGCGGATGGGAGCATCGCCTCCTACTGCCACTTTGAAAGCACTCAGGGCGAGAACTTGTGAATTGAGTTTCTCGTAGTCCAGAAGTGCGATTGATGAATGATAAGAATCAACTTTACCGGGGTTTACCAGGGGCGGTTGTGTCATTAGTCACGATCCTCAACAAAGATCGAGATCTCCCATTCAAGATTCGATTCCAGTTGAGTTAGCAGCTGTACCAAGGCTTTGGCCTTGTCTTCTTGGTCTCGGGAGACATACCAGACCATTCGTTCCTTGAACGTTGCGTTCTCGGGATACGAACGATCGGACTCATCATTGGGGTCTGTCATCGGCAGATGTGTGCGTGATAGAGGAAAAAAGGTTTTGAAGCTCGGTCTGAATTGCGTCACGCTCATGACACAGCGCGTCAAGCTCGACGCTGTTAGGGGTGGTGATGGATTCCCGATAAACGGAGAGAATCCGACGATTCAAAGCTGCGAGCCGACTAGAGGTTTCTTGGATCTGGTTCCGAAGCACTGGTATCTAGGTCAGCTAGGCGATTTAGTTGAAAGATTTAAGCATTCCTACTGATTAGCAAGTTCGTAGACCTCAGGAGTCGCAACGAAAAGCAAAGAGTCATCATCGGGATGACAGGTAGCAACAGGATCAGGTGAGGGTTTGTGGTCATTTTGGTGGTGATGTGCAAATACCCCTGGGGCTGTGAGTACAAGAGCAGCAACGGGAACCACGCAACCGATGATTCGTCCGGCTTGTAGAAGATTCATTGAGTTTTGGCCCTGATTAAGGAGGGCGTGATGGTGAGCGGAAGAATGAGGCACAAAAAAAAGGGGCCATACCCAGTTGTGGGTAGGCCTCTTGAAAAAATCAGAAACTCGTTAATCGTCACAGGTGCAAAGCTCTTTGAACTTTCGTTCTGTGACCAGCAGATGAGATGAGGCGTCGTGGATCAACTCATCAATGGATTTTTCCAGTTCGCTCAATAGGTTGCAAACGAGCTGGTCTTGCGGGGTCCACTCGTCTTCACCTTGTGAGAATTGTTTGCGGGTTTCGGCGTGAGCCCAGCAGAGAGCAATGAGACGGCGGCGGAGACCGTCGCTTCTGTTTGAAGCCTTGATGTAGGCCTTTCGCTTCTGTTCCTGTTCGTCTTTGGTCTCGGTCTTGGCTTTGGTTGCGGTTGTCATCGCTTGGAATTGAGAAGCTGGAGGGTTTGGCGGATGTGGATCTGGTGTTGGTACATGGCCAGGGCATTGCCGGTGAGGTTGGCAACTTGTGAAGGATCTGCGAGTGCAGCCAGTGCCTGAGCCTTTGATGCTTCGATGTTGGCTTGGACTTGTCGCCAGCCGATGTAATCTTGTCCCATGGGTTGCAGTTCTGTGCCTGATGGGTCAGCCGTTGAGGGCTCGGCATTGGTTGTACGTGTAGCCGTGCCGCTGTTGGCAGCGGTTGGCATCGATGTGGCCTAGGAACTGTCCCAGAAGGATGAAACCAAGGGACAGGAACAAGAGATAGCCGGTAAGGAATCGCACGGGCTTAGGCGTGATTGCGGTGGATTGCATTTCTGTGCTTGATCAGTCATAGGTAAGGCCGAGGCGATCCATGATCTTCTCGATCATTTGTTGGATTGCTCGGGCTTGTCCGATTGCCATTCGTTCAGACAGCAGGGCATCAGCTTTGATAAGGCCCTCTGCCTCGGCTTCGTCGTGGTAGAACCCACGGTTAGAGTTGGCGGCATACCAGGCAGCAAGCTCACAGGTATAGATGCTGGTCAGGTAGTCAGCACAGGACATGGGATAAGCCTCCCAGAAGTCACGGTCCTGGTCTTGTTTGCTGTCTTCGACAATGCAGTTGAGAATGTCAACAATGGTTTGATACCGCCAATCATTGGGCATCTCCGAATCATGGAGATCCCGAACGAAGTCGGTCAGCTCTTCGTTGTCATGGGTACAGAGAGCCCAGAAGCTGGAGCTGTTGCCGTGTTGGTCTGGTTCCCGGTGCTTTTCTTCAAATGCAGAGAGCAGGGTTGCAGCGGTCACGAAATAGTCGATGGAAGGGGTGGCGGTCATGGTGTTGTGATTGCGATTGATTGCAGAGGTGTGCTTGATAGAACAGAGAATTAGTAGCCGAGCCATCCCAGCAGCGTGTCGCCGTGGTTGGCATAGTCGCCCAGGTCGGCGATGGCTTCGGACCATTGGAAGCCGTGATCACTGCAGAGTTTCATGCAGTTGGCATCCGACAGGCGGCCGTCGTCGTTGGTGTGGGCAAGGACTGAGTCTTCGTAGCAGGCAAAGGACATTGTTTGGTGGGGACCACTCTCAGCGAGTGGTAAGGCCTCCGACTTGGCTTTGAACCACGGGCAGCGGTGGCACCGGTGAAGGTGGCTGGCTCCCGAGTGGAGGCGGGTGGCTATTTCTTGTTGTCTGAGGTTCTAACGGCTGGTTCTAGTGAGAACGCCCTGGTGGGCTGCCGATGACCGAATGATTACACGTCATGCACAGAGACGCAACCCATCAGCACCGAAAGAGATTGTTAAGCCTTTGAATTGGTAGCCGTTGCAACGGGTTTGGCTCTCACTCGTAATGGTCGGGATCGATTTCAGAGGTCGGAACGAGCCACTCCTCCTCAATGGCCTCGGCTGCTGTGAGGACGAACTGGGTCTGTGATGGGCTGAGGTCTAGGTCTGGGTCGGTGAGGACCATTAGGAGCTTGTTGTATCGGTCAGCCTGGGAGAGATAGGCGTGATCCATGACGTTGGTTGAGTCTGGGTGTCTCTTGTGATCGTTCACTTGATTGATAAGAACTAAACGCGACAGATAAAATTAAAAATAGAGCCAAATATGATAACATAAACTAATACAAATTGTCAAGCCACTAAATAACAACAACTCTCCACTAGATCAGCAATCTAATGAGAAGCTAGGCAGGCACTAAGTAGCACCTACCCCACCCCCCTATGTGACACCAACTGACCCCCACATTCCCGCGCTAATTCAGACAAACGAGGGGGTAATGGGGGGTTTCAGCGGGCCAAACACACACGTATAGGCTTCAGATTTTTTTGTCAAAATACTCCGACACAACAATCCTCGCCTCATACGGCACTCCCCGATAGACACACTTGGTCTTACGGACAAAGGCCTTCACTTCATTCAGACGAGCACGAACTTCAATAGGAGACATAACTAAGTACCTGTTGCATCCATCCCCCGTTCCATGAATGGATAGTCATGCGTCTACATAGCAGTAGATGAACGTACGGTAGTAACAGGTAACAACCGGTTATAACCGGTAATAACTAGGTAATAGTGAGGTATTGGTGAGGTTTTTTGTCTTTAAAGTTATAACTAGGTTACAACCGGTTATAACTACCCCCCTTACCCCCCTATTTGTCTTTATTTGTCTCTCTAAAGAAACCCCAAGGTCAGCTCCAGAGGAGATGGGCTTGGGGTCGCTCTAATCGCTGTCCAAAGGATTAACCAGAAGGGCACCACTCCTCCCGGTCAAACATGTGCAACCGGACGTTGGAAGGTGTCCCCTCTCGGTACTGTGCAACCACCCGTTGGGGGGCTATGGATCAATCTTTGTCTCCTACAGCAGACCCCTCAAGCCATGAGCGGGGCCTAGAAGGCGCTCTAAGGCCCCTCTGAAGCTGATGATGACCCAACCCTAGGACGAGGGCATCTGTAGCCCTCTGAGGGTCTTCTAGGAACATCTGTTGCATCGCCTCAAACTCCATCCGCTTTCGATCAGCGGCTTGCTTGTGAGCTGAGAGAGCTAGGGCGTCGGTAAACCACCGCACTCCCATCGCTAGAACGTCCGCCCGGTCATCGTGTCGAACGGCTCCCTTCTCTCGGCTCATGCGACTGAGCTGGTACATCAACATGTACTCAAGACGCTTGTCGGGAGCCTCCTCGGGGTTGGATCTGTAATCCCACTCGACAACCTTCGGGTCGATGATGAGGCGGTGTTGGTTCAGGACGGGTTCGAGCGTGTCGATGATCCGCTCCTCCTTTCGCACCGTCGCTCTGACCTCTTCGATGTTGAGGGCTGCCATCACTTGGTTGGCGTGCTTCTTAAGCAGCTCTGTGACGGCTCCGTCTCCGAAGTTGGACTCCACCACCAGAGTGGTGGCGTCATACCGCTTACAGAGCTTCAGAACGTCCACCAGCGTGGCGTCTGAGTAGCCATCGCGGTACGCCTTCATATCCCTCAGGAACAGGTAGCCGTTGGCCTGGGAAAGGACTACTGCGGCTGTCTCGTCAAGGCCCCTACCTGAGGGGTCCAGGGCGACGATGGTCTCAGAAAAGTCGCAGCAGGCAGCGTCGATAAACATTGGGGAATACCAACGGTCCCCTGGAAGGCCTACAGCGGGCAGATTGCCGCAGACATAGCGCGGATCAGCACTCCAGGTGTATTTCTCTGCACACTCATTGCCGATAGGCGTGACGATGAAGTCGGAGAACCTGAGCGGAAACTTGTCGAGGTCAGAAAGGGCCGTATTGAGCTGGAACTGGAGCTGGTAGTTCGACCTCCCCATCGAGGCCTCCCGCTCCGAAAGCTCTTTGTCTGAGAACCGAGTGTCTGTTGGAGATCCGATTTCAGCGCCGTTGTCGAGGTCTTCCAGCAGTTCTGGGGCTAGCAAGCCCTCATAGATCTCTGGTTTCTCTGGATAACGCGACGGCCACACGTATGGCTTATATCCCCGCTGTCCAAGGGTTGTGTAACAGCTAAAGGAGTTTTGTGGGGTGCCCAGAAACATAATCCGTGAGGATGGTTTGGGCATGAGGATTGCCTCAGATTCAGAGATTAGTTGCAACAACTTCTCCCTTTGTTGGTCCGTGGAGCTGTTATTTGGAACCTCCACATCGTCAAACAAAAGAATATCTGCACGACTCCCGGTCATGTTGCCCGTGATGCCGACTGATTTAACCGAGGGGCTCTGGGTAGGAGTACAGCCCCCGATGTCAAAGTTAATCCTAGACCACCGATATTCGTCTCCCTTTGGTCTCATGTGGGCTAGCCAGGGGATAGTCAGGATGAGCTTCTGGATAAAGATGCTGTTGTTGTCTGCCCGCTCCTTAGACGCGGAGACACACATCACCTTGACATTGGGATCCTTGTATAACTCCCAGAGAACGTAAGCAGCGGTCACGTAACTCTTACCGATCCCTCGAAACGCCTGTATCTGTAGGCGTTTAGGTCCATGTTGGAGATAGTTTGCGATGCAGTATTGGGCTCTTGTGGGGGCTGGTAGGTTTAGTTCATGCCAGATGCAAGAAAGAAACGTTTTGAAGTCCCCCTTCAGACGGCTCTCTAAGGCCTCTGTTTTATTCATTAGATGTATCCATACCAGAACAAGGGTGGAGGCCCCTTGCAGAGCCTCCTAGACGCCTTAGAAGGAGTATTTGACTCCAGCCTTAGTGGAGTAGCTATTGGTTTTGTCGATAGTTACACCGAGTTCTGCATAACCGACAAGGCCATCAGTGATGGGAACCGAGCCACCTGCCTTTCCGGTCAGGAGGATCTCGGACTCACCACCGTCCGGTGCGAACAGGGAGGGGCCAACTTCAGCGTAGTAACCAGATCCTTCCCAACCAATGTGGAAATCGGTAACAGAACCCTGGAACTTGGAGCCCACATATCCACCATTGTTTTCGACAACGGCGTATGGGCCAGCGATGGCACTACCAGCAGTGATAAGCGTGATGGTGGTAGAGCCAATAAGAGCTTTGATCATTGTTTTTTCTTTTTGGTTTTCTTTTTAGGTTTTGAATATCCAGCACCTCGAAGGATGCTGATAGCGTCGTTAGTTGCTTTTGTACGGTTCTTCAGTTTGTGGAAGAGACCGACGTGTGACGGCATCTGACCAGGCATCAGTTCTGCTTGCTGGTAGCAAGGCCAATGGTTCCGGTGGTCTTACCAGCCACAGTGGCGTTGGTGACGTTGTTGTACTTGGTGGTGATCGCGGTGTTAATCAGTTGAACAAGATCAGCAACGGAGTAGTCACCAGTAGCTGCGTTAGCAGTAGCTTGGGTCAGAGCAACGACACCGCTGTGGGCAACGTCGGGCTTCAGGATGTAATTGCGCTCGTTAGAGATAGGCATTTGTTAAGCAGCAATCTGCTGCGAGAAATTTGTGGTCAAGAATTCATCGAGGGAAAGGCTTCCCTTGGCTTGATTACAGGCAAGACACGCTGTGCGACAGTTCTCAGCATTTGTTGGTCCCCCCTTACATTGAGGAACCACATGGTCAATCGTGAGGTTTTCTGTGGAACCGCAGTATGAGCAGCGGTAGCCATCACGTTGTTTAATTAGATCTCTCCACATCCGCTTAGCGTCTCCGCTGCGGAATGTGAGTAGATCGTGCATGAGAGACTTTGGCGTGTCCATAAATCATCAGCCTTTTTTGAGACGTCCGTTCCGGCCATGTCCATTTCTGGCGCGGTTTTTCTTTGGTGATTCCTTTACAAGGCGGCCTGACTGCGTATGCGACATGTCAGGACCCCCCTTGCCGTAGATCCCTTTGCGCCGTCGAGCGGCATTTAGCTTGGATCTATACTCTCTGTTCGCGTCAGTCTTATTACGCTTACGCTGTGCAGCGTTCTTTTTTGCGCGAGCTTTAGGGTTCTTGGCGTAATAGCGTGCGCTTTTTCCAGGGTTGGAGGAGCGACGTGGAGCCATTACTTCTTACCTTTTTTAGGGAACCCTTTCTTCATATTGGAGTAAGCTTTTTTGGAGATAGTCGAGTTCTTCTTAGAACGGGACGTCCCTGCTTTCTTACGCTTATTGATGTTGCGGTAGAGACTCATTTGACTTCACGTTGAACGTCGTCGAACGAGAGTTCTGGGATCAGACCCATCAGGTCTGCCAGCGGACTGTCCTCAACAGGAACTCCCGTGATGTTGTTGATTTTCAGCCACTCAACAGCAGCTCGAAGATCAGCCGTCGAGGCCTCACCACCTTTTACCCGAGCAATAAACTCAGAGGTGACGAGACCGTGGAGCAGCTCGAACTGCTCTTCAGTACCCATGTGGGTTTTCTTTTTTGAGTTAGCCATCAATCATTTACGGATACGATAGGAACGATGTCGTTGCAGAGGATTTCCATCCGGGAGCCCGGACGAAAGGTGAAACCCTTAGTCTGCAGTTCTGAACATCGAAGAGCCCTCACAAGCTCATAATCAAGCCGCATCTTTTGCTCATTGCGTCGAGCAATGGACTTACAGAGTTCAGTCATCGAACCATCTAGGGGGACACTGATGCTGACCTGTGCTCCGAAGTTATTGGAGCGGACATAGCCAGCACTCTCGAATGGGATTGTGTCGTTACCCAGATAAAACGGGGAGAACTGAAGTGTAGTCCCGTTACAGCTATTATTAGAGGCAAAGTATTGCCTTGAGGGTGCTCCATTGTTCTGAAATTGCACCGCTTGATTAGTAACATTTCCGGTAGCTGCTGCTACTGGAGATGATGTATTTTGTACCTTTGGATCTTCTGCTAGAGCCGG